TTAAGGGCCATCAAAGCACATGACCGTTTGCTGCCCCTTTTCAGGATGTGGCGGGGCAAACTCAACTAACGTTGGCTTAGTCACCCAGCGGACAAAGGTTTCATGGCTTACGAACGTGGCACCGCAATTGATATTCTGGCACTGGTTATAGCGTTCTTTGGTTTCGGTGGTGTGTTCAAAACTGCTGCGTGTGTGGGCCACATGGCCGCAAAGGGGGCATCTCATCATAATATGAGTACCTCAAAATCAGGAAAGCGCCAGCTGTATTAGGCGATGGCGCGATTATAACAAACTAAATACCGCTGTCTTGTTCTTTCTTCAATGAGGGTTTAGACGGGCAAGTCATGATTTTCGCCACCTCGCGCAGATCCTGTCTTTCTTTATCGTGACCGGGTACGGCCAGAATGCGCGGTTTCACCCCGAGCTGGCTTTGCGCGGCCAACAGGGCCTGCATGCCGGTTTTTTTGCCCTCAGCAGTGACACCACCAATGATATTCGTGGTGGTCTCGGCTTCGGTTTTGCCCTGTGCCACGCGCACGACGACGGTGACGGGTTTCGCCTGCTCGGCAATCGCCCGCAACGCATGGGCCAGCGTGCCGGTTTCCCCCGCCTTGCCGCTGGCGGTCAGTACATCGGTCAGCAAGACCGGGGTGTTTAAGGGAAAGGTGTTGGGGTCAGCATCGTCGGCGGTGGCAACCAAGCCGATAATCGCGGTACTGACGGTGGTAATGGTGCGGGTGCCTTCGTTGATTTCCTGCACGCGCACGCCGTGGTGATAGTCCTGGGCCATAGCCATCTGCTCCGGTAAAAGGGATAGTGCTATGGTGGTCGGTGTGACAATAAAATGCAGGTAATAGGGACTGTGTGGGGGCTGATACAACGCCGGTGGGCAAGGTTGACTCTTCAGTCGCTTTGTCTGTTTTTCAAGACAATGTGCATCAATTCACATAAACGAAGTTCCTCGCTACGCTATTCGGGCTGTTGAAACAGTATCACATCACCACCTATTATCATCAGAGAGAACAAGCATGAGCGAATCAGACAACACCCCCATTCAGGATAACAGCGCCATTGAAGCGGCCAAACGCAAACAGGAATGGTTAGTATATGAAGCCCGCGGCGAGATCGACAAACTGCGGGAAGAACTGGAACAGCAACTGCGATTGAAACAATTGCAATGGGATATGTATACGGTCAAAGTGCTGGAAGTGGATCTGTCTACTGCCCCTAACATTGACTGGCCTAAACAACCCCAATAACATTCAGGGGCATCATGCCCCTGTCATTATTTCGGTTGTTCAGGCCAGTGGATATCCGGTGCGATGGAACAGTCTACGTCGGAGAGCCTGACGCTGTAAATTTCCCATGCCTGTAATAAGGTGACTTCCCGCTCAGTGGCCATGCCAAGACGCTTTCGTCGTTCAAGCTGCCTTATCTGTTCTTCTGCCTCATGCAATAAAACCTGCCGGTGGCTTTCTGCCTGCTGTAACGCGTGCTGATGTTGGGCCACCGTATCCGTGACCCATTGTTGACCATCCCAATTATCAAACGGGGTATCCGGTGCCTGTTCTGTGTGTTCCGGCCTGAGTTCACCGAGGTAATCAATCGCCATTTCTTGTCGGGTTGCTGTGTCGTAAACCTTTTTTCCACGATAATCAATCACATGCTGCCAGACGGTTTCATCCATGCTGCGCACAATTGCCCTCCCTGTGGTTGCCGGTAGTACCGGCTTATCCAGATAGGCATACTGGGCTACACTACAGGCATAGGGGATCTGACTCATATCGGCTCCCAGATACTCACCGGTCACGGGATGCGCACGGTAAATCACCGCCCAACCGGCCACTGTGGATAACCCATTTTCATCAAACTCAGCCCAGTTAATGTCAGTTGTATAGTGCATCATTTCATCCTCGTAATTAAAATTTTGGCCACGTTTTTCATTCGGAATTCAGGGGCCACGGGGACCACATTAGATGCCCGGAACTCAATGTCACACAGTCCGGTATTACTGCCGGTGCCCACACTTACCCCGCCCCGATTGATTTTTTTCAGGGCACCGGTGGTTTTGTTTTCTGCCAGGGTGGTTCTCAGCGCATCCAGTTTGCCCGTTATCTCACGCATGGCATCATCCTGATAGGTGCCCACTTTTCTGCCCGGATCTTTTCCCGCCCCGTTATCCGCACAGCGGATTGCATAGCCCCGGTCATCAGGCAATCGCAGTGCAGGAAAAATTTCCGCCAGTACCGGGTAAACTGACTTCGAAAAAATCCCGCCTTCGTTACGACCAAAATTATCCGGTATGGGGGCATCCGCATTCCAGATAACGGAAGCCCCGATCGGGATCGCCATTAAACGGGTCTCCGCTTTGTCATAAACATTGAGGTTGGTTCGGGCCTGCTCCTGTGTTTTTGCCCCTGTTCCACCTGCCTGTAGGGGAACCAGACAGTTATCAACGTCACCCTGACTACTGACCGAGAACGTGACCCGTCCTGTACTCCCGTTTCTCAGGGATAACCATCCACCATCACCAATCTCCAACACGGCCATTTTGCGGGGGTTTTCATTGCACTGCTGGCACCGGCTCCCGTAAACAAATCTCCCCGGGCAAAGTTGCCGGTATCCTGTTTACCGCCCAATAATTGGTTAATTTCATCACGACTATAAATGTTCAGATTAGTTCTGGCCTGCTCTGCGGTTTTAGCGCCGGTGCCACCGGATTGAACCAGTACTAACCCCTGACCAATGTTACCCGCACTATCCACTGAAAACGTGATCTCACCCGTTTGCTCATCTTGCAGAGACAGAAATGGGCCGTGCTTTCCGTCAGCAACAACCAGACTGCCGTGTTTAGTGGGCGTCAGAATGGCACTAATATTGCCCGCCGCAGTAAATAAATCTCTGCGGGCAAAGGCTTCTGTTGCGGCGCGTTGGCTCATAACGTGATCACTGGCCGCCCCTGTTTTTTGCACGACTCTGGATTTTTCGAGACGACTATTGGCGTTATTATTTGCAGTCGTTGCCCATTCATACGCTGTTTTTACCGCTTTCGGCGTTGCCGCCTGTGCTTCGCTATTGCTGTCGGTGGCATTACTTAAGCTAACAAAGCCTTTTTCTTTCAGGGTAGCATCAGGGTGTCGGCGGCTTTTTTCATGGTCGCTAATCGTTTTCGCCACGACCGCATCCGCATACTCACGAGTTGCGAGCACCACCGACGGGTCAATTTTCAGCGTGACGGCATTCGTATGGCTGACTATCAGCACCATGCGGATGGTCTGCGTTCTGCCTGAGCCTTCCTGTAACTGCGGCTTATAAGTTTCGGCGCAGTTGGCGACGGCCATCAGTACGCCGTGCTTATCAAACAGGCCGATTTCCCGTATCCACCAACCGCCCTCATGTTCGGGTATCACCTGCTCGGCAATAATCTGGTGGGTGTTTTTCGGGTCAACACTGAGCACGTTAATGGCCGCCCGGCGTTTTTCATTGACCAGCTTTTTCTGGTTGGCATCCGGCATGGGCAGTTTGCCGCCCCCATCGCCGACGGCCATGTGGGTAATTTCAATTTTGGTGCCCAGTGCGGCGGCATTCGCCAGCCGGTCTGCCCCTAATCGGGTTAACAGGGCAAAATATTTACTCATGCTCCAATCCTCATGGTATCAATAATATGTATCCCAGCCCCGACGACATCCGCCCCGGTGACCGTGAGACTCTCTGCCAGATAGGGGTAAACGGTCAGCACATCGCCGTCATAGCAGGTCGCAGCACAATAGGCGGTACCACCGGTTTCTAACTGAATGGACAGGCCAATCAGGTGACGCGAGGCGGGTTTAGCATCAAAAATGAGGCGTTCCAGTTCGTGGTAAGTCGCTTCGGTGATACCGGTGTCCATCACGCCGATATCGAGGCGAAAGGTGCCGGGCGCATCATGGTTCTGCCACCACTCGATAACACGAATGAGATAGCCGAACGGCTCGACTACCCGACGAATGGCCCCGATGGTGCCCTTGTGTTTATGGACAAACATCGCGGCCTTAATCGACTCGCGTTTGACGGACTCCGGCCAGTCCATATCCCAGCGGTCCACTGACCATGCCCACGCCAGATAGGGTAGTAACCTGACCGGACAGCGGTCGGGCTGCCATACATCCCGTACCGGCACGGGAATATCCGCCAGACTGCTGAGCGCTTCGGCGGCCGCCACTTCCAGCGGGGACGAGCCAACCGGTAACAGACGGTTATTCATCCGAACCCCCAAGCGTGATGTGGGCGGAGGTACAGTAACTGGCCTGTGTTTTATCCAGAATCATATCTTTCTGAGGCTGTTTCAGCTCGACCCGCTGCACACCGGGCACATGCAGGGCCGCAAAGATGGCACTGCGCACAATGTCGCGGCCAATTCGGTGCTGCTCGGCGGTGTAGCGCGCCAGTCGTGCCCGTGCATCCTGCAATATCGGCTCATATTCCGGCGTCGGGTACAGGTACAGCACCGCATCAATGGCATAATTGACAATCTTGGCTGATTGCACCGTCAGGCGATCAGCCACCGGACGAACATCCTCGTCATTCAGGGCATGGCTGACGATATCAATCAGTTCGCTATTTGCCGTGCCGTTCCCGTCACGAGAGAGAATACTGACCGTCACGCAGGCCGGTGACGGGCTAATCACCGACGCATCGGCAACACGACCGTCAGCACTGCGGGCATGGTATTCATACGATGCCACCGGCCCGGCGACACTTAAGCCCTCAAAGGCTTGCGGGATACGCACGCGAAAATCAGCGTCGGCTTCCAGCACGGCAGGTATGGGCGGTACGGCGGCATTATCGGCCGGCTGTAAGATCAGTCTGCTGACATTGTTATTGGCCCCCAACTGGTCTAAATCCGCCCCTCGGGCAAACGCCACCATTGCGGCGCGGGCCGCTTCATTGATGCGCTGGCGCAGCAACAGTTCCCGGTAGGCATTTTCCTGTAACAGTTTGGTCAGCGGTTCGGATTCCAGTGCCAGTGTACGGGTAAGGGCCTCGCGCTGGTCGGGCGGATACAAGGTAATTAACGCGGCTTTGCGTTCAGTCAGCAGGGTTTCAAAATCCAGCGGTTCGACTACATCGGGCGGCGGTAACAGACTTAAATCAATGGTGGGCATCAGGTCACCTCACGGGCACGGAAAATGTGACGGGGTCGCGGGACGGCTGAAAGTAACCGTTAATTTCTACTGTGGCCTGCCCGGCATGGCCGGAGGTCACACTGATGGCGGTCAGCACAATGCGCGGCTCCCATTGCTGGATAGCGGTATAACAGGCCGCCATCAGTTGCAGGCGTAACGCGGGATTCTGCGGTGCGTCGATTAACTCCGACAGCAGAGAACCATACTGACGGCGGGTCAAGCGGCTCCCGATGGGGGTTAACAGGATATCGCTGACCGACTGGCGCAGATGATCAACCTCCGTCATGGCTTCCCCGGTCTGGCGATTCATGCCTAAATACAACATCAGACCGGCCCACCGGAGGTGCCATCGCCGGAACGCACGCCAACATGGTGATGCGTATCGACCACCACCCCGTTAGAACTGAACTGGCCGTCAGTGTGGGTGATATTCCCGTGCATCGTCCCACCCTGACGGATTGCCAGACTGCCGGTAGTCAAGTGGTTTGTACACATGACGACCGGGGTGGCTAATGTGATCTGCTCACTGGCGGTACAGGTGATTTGCGGCGCGGTCACCTGCACGGAGACCGAGGCCGTCACCGTTGCGGTTTTGATCCCGCTGACCGTTAACGCACTGCTGTTCGGTTCATACTCCATCACCGCCCCGTCAGGAAAGACAATATGCACCGCATCCGAAGACACTGACGGTGCCGGACATGCATCGGAAAAGACAGCGGGTAAGACAAACGCCGTGGTGAGGTCACCGCCGATAGCCAGCAGAATCACCTGCTCCCCGACACTGGGTGCCCACCATGTACGGGCACGCCCGGCGCGGGTGGTGAGCCAGTTCAGCCAGTCGGTTTCAAGGTGACCGGTTTCTACCCGGCACAGGCCACGGGCCGTATCGACCTGTGTCACGGTGCCGGTGCGGATCAGGTTGCGCAGCCGGCGCAACAGTTCCGTGGTTTGGGAATGAGCGTATTGTGTGTTCATGCCCACAACATGGCACTAAATCCATGCACCTGCACGGCGGGGGGCTTGTACCAGCTCTGACACAGTTCAGCGGGTCAGGTGGGCAAGGATTTGCTCTTCGATATGTTGAATATCCTGAGGGGTGAGACCTAACAGGCGACGCTCCGGGTATTTCACTTCAATCTGCTTGCCGCGTTGGCGCTCTTTCAGGCCAAACTGATGCACCCGGGCAACGTTGGCCACTTTCGGCGCGAAGAAAATCACCGCTTCCTTATCACTGGCTGATAGACGCAGATAACGGGCGGTCGCCAGTTTCTTAAACATGCGGGTCTTTTTGCTGCCCTTGCTCGTCTGGAGGCGGTCAGTTTTCTTTTCCAGCATCTGCTGGATATCGTTGCGGTAGAAGGTGCGCAGCCCTTTGCGCTCAGTATCATAACCGGTGATCACCTTGCCGTTTTTGCCCTTGCGGTACTGCCAGTTTTTTAGGCTGCGGGTTTCCCCGCGCCAGACAAACTTCATGCCTTTCTGCACCGTCAGGATCTGCGCTTTGCGCTGACTATAGCGGCTGCCATCGGGGTTACGCTGGGCACGGATGCGTTGCATCTGACTCTTGCGCAGGTCACGAGCGATATCGCGGGCCAGTTGTTTACGGCTGGCCGGGGAAAGCTGAGTGAGTAAGGCGGTCAGAGCACTGTCCAGCGGTTGTAAGTCATCATCCATCTTTATCACCACTGCGCAAAGGGGTTGGCCGGCTCCGGGATAGCGGTCACGGTGCTGATGCCGTCCTCGGTACTGACCAGTACTCGCTCAGTGAGTTTCAGATCAATACTGATATCAGCGGTCTGGTCATTGAGGATATTGACATCAAAGGTAAAGCCACTGCGGCGGTTATCGGGATTGGCAAAGATATCCGGCTGGTGCTCACGCAACCAATGGCCGACAACAGCCATTAAAATATTCTGATCCCCCGGATAGGCTTCAATAATCAGGTTCAGGGTATATTCGTATTCATACGACAGCGACGGCGCTAAGGTGGCCAGCACCGCGCCATCTTCCACAAACAGGTGAAGATATTCGGGATTATCACGCAGATAAGGGATTTTGGCGGTCAGTTCTGCGCGTAATAAATGCGGTTTATTCATTAATCACCTGTTCTATCAATGGGAATATAATGATTTTCCCGTGAAGTCACCCTATATCAAATGAAAAGGATAATGTTATGTTCTTAGATCCAAAAGCCCATACCGGCAGAGGCGGTGGTCTGTTTCAGGAAGTCGATCCTGATGGCAATGGGATCATGCACTTTGTTGTGGTGGGGGATAATAAACGCATGCCCCAAACCACGCAGCCCGGGCATAAATGGCAACCCGTTAATGCACTTCCTGCCGAGGCATTTATCCAATATCGTGATGAATAGCATCAGGCCCTAAATACACGACAACCGTTTATCGTCCCGGGCGGTTGTTTAAACACTACCTTCCCGTTCTATCACCAGTATTCGGGCTTCACCCACCGGGTGGGCGACATGTTCTGTGCCGACGGTGGCATAAAACAGATCGCCGGTTTCCAGCCGAGCGATTTTAATCTGCCCGTGTTCTTTGTAGTGCATCTCCACCGTGCCATCCATCACCGCGAAAACTTCTTCCCCGTCATTGATATGCCATTTGTACGGCTGATCCGTCCAATGCAGTTTGACGGTGACGCCGTTCAGATTGGTAATAAGCTGTGAACCCCATGCCCGGTCGGCTTTAAATGTTTTGCTTTTGATATGTTCCATCTGATTAATATCTCTACGGTTATTTACAGGCCGTTAACATACTACAGCGCCGGATTTATTGACACTGAGTCTGAATATAATCCTGTAACCCGGCGATCATTTGCTCAGTGGTAGTAATGCGTTCCCGGAGTAACCAATAATTTCGGACAGCGGTGTCTGTAGGTCGGGCGCGGGTTGCATCAGCCATGCCGGGGGTGGCAACGGTTTCAATGGCGGGACACTGGGCTTTGATGTACACCCGCTCAGGATGAGCCAAAGAAGCAGTATGCAACCGGTCAATTTCAGTCTTTGCATGGGTCAGTGCCTGTAAACGTTGCGCATCCTGCTCAGCCAACTGTTTGATGCGCGCCTGTTGTTTTGTATTAATGACAAGCTGTTCTGATAGGGATTGGTGAAGTTGTTTATTTTCTTTCCCTAACGCCAGACTTCTATCAATGTAAAAGCGGCAAACGGCCCCTAACAGAACAATGCCAATGAGAGAGTAAATTTGATATTTCAAATTCATAGCAACTTAAAGGCTTTTTCAAATATGGCCTCAGAATAAGGCTGCTGGCCGTTCTCCATCTGAATGATGGCTTTCACCAGCCGGCGCATCGTCACGGCGTTATCGACATCAATCACCGCATGGCTGGCGACCCCGACGGCGTTACACACATAGGCAATGTAGTTTTCCGTGTGGTTCTCATGGGGCGGTGCCCAGCGGGTAATGATTTGGCGGATATTGTTCAGGCCGTATTTACGCTCATAGTTACGCAGAATTTTCAGCATCGCCCGAATGCCCCATTCCGGCGCGATAAACTGGCAAAAGGCGCTGTCGGTCTGAGGATCAGTCAGGCCCTGCCAGTTATCGCCGTGGCGGATATTGCCCGGATTATGGTTGCGAATACCTCTACTCATGCGGTTTGTCTCCCAGTCGTTTATTAATGGCGCGGATCGCAAATTCCCGCAGTTTTTCAACGCCGATAAAGCCGATAGCGCCGCCCAGTGCCGGTGATACCGTGCCGGGAATGCCGAACACTTCCAGCCCGCTGGCGATGCCCCATGAGAACGCCCCGCACAGTAACGGTTCGACCCAGCGGTTTTTACGCTCCACGCCGTCATAAATCAGCCGTCCATAACAAATCAGTACCGCTAACAGCGAACCGGAAATTTGCGGCCACGTCTGCTGTAATCCGTTTAAGACCTCGGCCCAGAGATCAGGTTGTTTGTCCATGTTGTCTTCTCATCATGTTTTAATCCCATAATTGCAGGGTGGGAGTGACCGCTGCCGGCGCAATATCCGGCAATGTCACCTCGGTGCCGTGCGGCAGGATAGCGCCCAAATCTGCCAGACCGGGGTTAGCTTCCAGTACCTGTTCGGTGACGCCCTGTGTCCGGCCGTAGTGACGCCAGCACAGCGCATCCACCGTGTCATATTGTTGTGCCCAGACCGATCCGTTTCTGGCTGATAATCACATCAGCGGCCATTTTCTCGCTGTTCGGTTGGGACTGATTGACCAGCGGGAAGTATTTGTCAGCCAGCAGTTCGCGGCCACAAATCACCATCAGTTCGGTGTCGTCCTGATATTCGGCGTCAATGGCGTTGTTGACCGTATCCATCACCAGCGCGTCAAGGTTAAGGAAATCACCGCCGGCCCCGACACGGATCACGTCAGAAATCGGTTTGCCTTCGCTGTCGGCAATACTGCTCAACACATGGGTCGGTGCATCCTGTCGGATTTTTTGCAGCCAGCCTACATTCACATCTTCCAGCATTTTGTATTGAGTGCGGTTGGAGGTTTTGGCACGCTTAATGCCGTTCCAGCCAATCATGATGCGATCAAGGGCCTGTCGGCGGATAATGGCGTTACGGATACGCAGCTGAAAATCCTTGAATTTCGCCCACAAATCCAGTTTCACGTAAGTCAGACTGGTATCGAAGTTGGTCTGTTCACACCGGTATTCAACGGTCGTCAGGCGGGTCGGGTCAGTGGTTTCGCGGTCTTTGTCGTCCGTATCGGTGGTGCCGGCAATGGTGGATCCGATGCCTAAGCCAATGGCCTGCCCGGATTGCTCACTGACCGGCACGACGTTCACTTTTTGCAGGAAGTCGGCACTTTGCTGGATCTCGTCTTCCAGTGTTTGCGCCACCGACGGCTGCACTTCCACCTTGCCGCTGAAGGCACTGGCTTCGACGCCGTAAATCTCCCCCAGTCGGGTCAGGTAGGCATTAAATTGATGGCGGGTCTGGTTCTTCATGGGTGCTCCGTTAGCAGTTAGTCTGGTGTTCGGCAGTGCCGGTGTTGCCTAGCGACACCGGGCGCTGCTGCGGCTGGTTATCCTGCTGGCTTAACTGGGTTTTCAGGTCATTCAGCTGGGTTTCCAGCGCGGCCTGTTTTTGTCTGAATGCATCAAATTCATCGGCCTGCTTTGACAGCGTCTGGACGGTCTCCGCTGTCGCCTGCTGCTCTTTGGCGCACAGCTCGACGGCCTGATAGATATCGGTAAAACGGGCCTCATCGGATTGCTGTTTTTTCTGGAAAAAGTCCTGAATGCGGGAAAACAGCGACGGTTTGTCACTCTCAGGGATGGCTTCCACAAACTCCAGCACCGTCTCTTCCGCGGCGGTGAACAGATTGTCAGGGTGTTGTTTGCGGGCATTCAGCGGGTTCGCGGCCGCACTGGCGCTGAACTGCAACATTTCCGTACCGAGGCTGGCCGGGCTGTCGGTGACCGCGAGGCCCACCAGATACGCGCCGCCGGAATCGGCAAAATCCAGATTGATTTCGGCTGAGGTGTAGACTTTCTGGCGCTTGCGGTTCATTTCAATCAATTCGTCCGTCGGCGTCAGAATGCCGTACAGCCCCAACTTGCCGGCGAGTGCGCCCTCTTTGATTTCTTCGGTGTAGACGGATTCCACATCGCCATAGCGCGGACTCCATGAGTAGTTGTAGTGCTCCATATTGATACGGGCACCGTAAGTGGACGGATGATAATTGGCTGCAATCTGGCTCAGCCACTCACGCTGGATCTTGCGCCCGTCGGTGGTGGCACCTTCCACACAGATACGAAACGGTTTGGATTTCTTGGACATTATTTGCCCCGGGTTAATGGGTGGGTCATGGGCTATTAGTTTGTGTCGTTACGCCGGGGAAACAATCAATGGGCCTTGTGTTGGGACTGGCACAACCGGCCCGCGCGGAGAAATGGCGGCCGGGGCGGTAGTCTGGCGGCATGAAAACACCGACACCGATAGTGAATAACTTTGACCCGCGCAAGCAGGCCATGCACCTGTATTTTAGCGGGTATCGCATCGCGCGCATTGCGGACATGCTCAATGAGAACGCGACCACCCTTCACAGCTGGAAACGCCGCGACAAATGGGACGAAGTGACGCCCTTTGAGCAGGTTGAACTGGCGCTGGAAGCGCGGCTGTGCCAGCTGATTGCCAAACAGCAGAAAGAAGGCAGGGATTTTAAGGAAATTGACCTGTTATACCGCCAGCTGGAGCGGCAGGCCCGTATCAACAAGTACAGCCATGGCGGCAATGAAGCCGACCTGAACCCGAACATTGCTAACCGCAATAAGGGCGAGCGCCGGCCACCGGAAAAGAACGTGTTCAGTGACGAACAAATCGAAAAACTGGCACAACTGTTTTCTGACACGATGTTTGGTTATCAGCAAGTCTGGTATCAGGCCGGCCAGCAACACCGTATCCGCAATTTGCTGAAATCCCGCCAGATTGGGGCCACGTACTTTTTTGCCCGTGAGGCGCTGATGGATGCGCTGACCACCGGACGCAACCAGATTTTTCTCTCGGCCAGTAAAGCCCAGGCTCATGTGTTTAAAAGCTACATTCTGGAGATGGCGCGGGAAGTGGATGTCGAGCTGAAAGGCGACCCCATTACCTTAAGCAACGGGGCGATGCTCTATTTTCTCGGCACCAATGCCCGTACGGCCCAGAGTTATCACGGCAATCTCTATCTGGATGAATATTTCTGGATCCCCCGCTTTCAGGAACTGCGCAAAGTCGCCTCCGGGATGGCCATGCATAAACAGTGGCGACAGACCTACTTTTCCACCCCGTCCAGCCTGACCCACAGCGCCTACCCGTACTGGTCGGGCAAACTGTATAACCGGGGACGGGCCAAAGCGGACCGGATTGAGGTGGATATCAGCCATGAGGCGCTCGTCAATGGCCTGTTGTGTGCCGATGGCCAGTGGCGGCAGATTGTCACCGTGGAAGATGCGGTCGCCGGCGGCTGTACTCTGTTTGATATCGACCAGCTACGACTGGAATACAGCCCGGATGAATACCAGAACCTGCTGATGTGTGAGTTTATGGACGATATTGAATCCATCTTCTCACTGCAACTGATGCAGGGTTGCATGGTGGACAGCTGGGAAGTCTGGGACGACGTACAGCCGCTGATGCTGCGCCCTTATGGGTATTATCCGGTCTGGATCGGCTACGACCCGGCCAAAGGGGGCGAAAACGGGGACAGTGCCGGTTGTGTCGTCATTGCCCCGCCGCAGGTGGTTGGCGGTAAGTTCCGTATTCTGGAGCGCCACCAGTGGCGCGGCATGGACTTCCGCGCCCAGTCAGAAGCCATTCAGCTACTTACCGAACGCTACAACGTGGAATATATCGGTATTGACTCGACCGGTATCGGCCACGGGGTTTACCAGAACGTCAAAGCGTTCTTCCCGTCGGCGCGGGAGTTTGTCTATAACCCGTCGGTGAAAAATGCGCTGGTACTGAAAGCGTGGGACATTATCAACCACCGCCGGCTGGAGTTTGACGCCGGTCACACCGACATTGCCCAGAGTTTTATGGCCATTCGCCGGGCCACCACCGCCAGCGGCAACCGCCCGACTTACGAGGCCAGCCGCAGTGAGGAAGCCAGCCACGCTGATTTGGCGTGGGCCACCATGCACGCGCTGTTTAACGAACCGATCACCGGTGACGTGCCCCACCATAAAAATATCGTTGAGGTCTACTGATGTCCCGTAAAAACAGAAACCGCCCGGCCAGACCGGCCGCGCCTGCTGCCCCGATGGAAGCCTTCACCTTTGGTGACCCGGTACCGGTACCGGTGCTGGACCGGCGAGAGATATACGACTATCTCGAGTGTGTACTGGTCGACAGCTGGTATGAGCCGCCCATCAGTTTCCACGGGCTGGCCGTCTCGTTCCTTTCTGCCCCGCATCACAGCAGCGCGGTGTCTGTGAAACGCAATATTCTGTACAACACCTTTATGCCTCATCGCTTGCTGAACCGCCAGACCTTCGATTCATGGGCGCTGGATTTTCTGCTGTTCGGTAATGCCTATCTGGAACTGCGAAAAAACCGCCTCGGCCAGCCGCTGGGCCTGAAACACTGCCCGGCCAAATTCACCCGGCGCGGGGAAGATTTGGACACTTACTGGTTTGTGAAGTACGGCTACCACAGCCAGCCGTACCCGTTCCCGACCGGACAGGTCTTTCACCTGATTGAACCGGACATTAATCAGGAACTGTACGGCCTGCCGGAATATCTGGCGGCGCTGCCCTCAGCGTTACTGAATGAATCGGCCACCCTGTTTCGACGCAAGTATTACCAGAACGGCAGCCATGCCGGTTATATCCTCTATATCAGCGATGCGTCACAGAATATTTCGGATGTGAACAATATCCGCGATGCGCTGAAAAACAGCAAAGGGCCGGGCAACTTCCGCAACCTGTTTCTGTATGCACCCGGTGGCAAGAAAGACGGCATTCAGACCATTCCGTTATCCGAAGCGGCGGCCAAAGATGAGTTTCTGAATATCAAGAACGCCAGCCGCGATGATATTCTGGCGGCGCACCGCGTTCCGCCGCCGATGATGGGCATTATCCCGCAGAACACCGGCGGCTTTGGCGACGTGGAGAAAGCGGCGAAAGTGTTTGTGCGCAATGAACTGCTGCCATTGCAAAGCAAAATGAAGCAGCTCAATGACTGGCTCGGGGAAGAGGTGATCCGGTTTGAGCCTTACTCGCTGGATGGAGAAAGCTGACTTCATTCTTGAGCCACATCACATGACCGTCTGCAAAGGCGGTTTTTTTTGCCTGAAAAAAAGGTGATTTCAGTTCAGAATAATGTGGTAATGAAATTGGTGATTGGCACGACCAATAAACACCGCTGCGCGCAGTCGTGACCCCGCCGCGTCTGCGCACTAAATGCAGTGCTTTTTATGCACCTGCACGGGATCGTTTGAAGCGCGCCAGTGCTGGCGCTTTGCGGGATATGCGATCCTTGTTTGGTTTTGCGGATTGGTGCGGAGAATAGGCCGTTTTATGCAAGTAAAATCTATTACATCTGAAAGTAAAATCTATTACGTTTTTTGGGTTAGCTTGAACTACATTTATTCATAATTATCCGTAATGCTTAAGGTAATATCATGCTCAGATCATCTGATGAAGAAACCTCTCTTCGTGACTTCATTCGATTAGAAGATAGCCGTGGCAGGAGGTGGATTAGTACTAATCATAATGAGATAAGTTTTTATCCGAATACCGCCGAGCGTTCACGCGATGGCAATAGATATCCATACTTAAGACTTCAATGTAGGAATGACACACTGCTCGATCTATCCTGCTTTTCTGCACCTACTAATTCTTTTGGTTTTTGGGGTAGTTCTGGCAATGCACGCGAAGTAACATTATTTTCTCATCGTCCTGGGGCATGGCATCCTCTGAGGATTGCAATAAATCACACAGATAGGAATTACGAAGCAATGAATACCACCGTTCAGGCTGTTCAAAGCTATTGGGACTCACGATAATTTTCTCAATATAAATAGTATTTAATTGTTGCTAACCTTCTTTTTTCCACTCATCAAAGGTAGGAAGAATGACAAGATTGTGACATATCACACCTTCACAATTTGACTTCATGCCAGCCCAGCGTAGCCCAACAGGCAGAATCACCTGACAAGCAGCATACTGTCACCGGAAGTGCATTCACCACATTTTTGACATTGCTGCGCTGCCAGTGTTTCCATTTTTGACGTAACGCCGCATTACCACCTTTTGCGAATAAACAACGTCAGATATTCAACTACGTCATACGGAGGAGGTCTTATGGCTCAATTACCCACAATTGATATGTATATTAATATTTTTCTTACATCCGAAAGGAGACATAGAGGAAATTGGACTAGACTTTATGCTACGAATTCACTACTTTACTATGACACTTACTTACAGCCAAATGCTGCCTTTTTAGATTTAGAATATCGTAACGATTGTAACCTAATGGCACTTAGCTATCACCCTCCGTTTCCGGCGAGCAGACATGAATTATTTCAAAATAATTTGTGGTATGACACTACCTTCAATCTTCTACCCACTAGATTTCAAACTGTCGTCAGGCGTGTTATGCAGTATTGGACACCCAATGATTGGCGGGGGTTTTAATTTATTATCCCAATCCCACCCATCCAAGGTGGGGTTGCTTACCTCTTCGTGACATGTCACACCCTCACAATTTGACTTCATGCCAGCCCAGCGTAGCCCAACAGGCAGCATCACCAGACAGGCAGCATTCTGTCACCGGAAGTGCATCACCACATTTTTCACATTGCTGTTCTGCCAGTGCTTCCATTGTTTGACGTAATTCCGCATCGTCTTTGCGGATACCCTCGCAGCAAAATCGGTTGCAATTTCCTCAATTCGCTGGCTGAGTTGCTGCAATGTTTTTATATCATTGCTATCAACTTCCATTCTGATCAGGTCGCGGATTAATTCATTCAGCTTTGCGTAATACCCGAATGGTGTTAAAGACTCCTTACCGGCATTTTTCCCGGTTTTTGTTATCCTCTTTTTATTCAGCGTGTATGCTCTGCTATTCGATGTAACGACATATTTACCTAAATCGATTTTCATTGATGGTTCTCCTGATCTAACCGGTCATACATCTCAATAATCTGCAATGCCACCGCAGCTACTTGTACCAGCTCTGCCCGTGCCGTTCCTGCATGACTGCCACCAAATTCATCATGCAAAACAGCCTGCGCGAACTCGCCGACTTCCTCGGTCAATATCGTCAGCCAGACAAACGGGGATAAATCACGATTAGCTCCCCATTTTTCATCCTGACGACCCATTTCAGCAGTCACATCAAGCATGGCCTTTGTACTGATATGCTTTTCCTAATGGACTTTGTTAACCAATGCATCGCACCGCCTGACTAATTCCCCGGCGTCTACCCTTAAATTAGAAACTGTCACTGTACTTTCCTCATTTCCCCAATATTCATAATTCGCGCCTGTAATGCCTCTCGGTGCGCCTGTTTGCGAGCCTCAAACTCGCGTTGCTTCCGTTCCTGCTCCTCCGGTAAATCCATCAACTGCACAGTGCCGTCACGCACTCGCAGACGCTGCCCCCCAAAGCTGATACTCATACCCTTGATAAACATCGTTTCCATTGACTGATTACTGATTTCGAACCCCATTAACCCAGTCAACCGCCTGACCTCCGGCAACATCGCCTCTTCTTTTGGCGTTAACGTGATACGTGAGATAACCCGAGGCCCCGAAACGCTGATTTCCTCGCGCTGTACGCTATTCTCAGCCGCGTTGATTTCCATCGCCCGTCCCCATTGGAGAACATCGGATAACGCCTTACCGCTTAAGTCTGCGGGTAATGCGGGGCTGTCCTCCCATGCCTGCCAATCCCCTGATCCACAGTTATTGACAGGACTCCGAGGCGCGCCGATGGCGCTTTTTAAAAGATCAAGACCCTCACCGGCCACAGCGGATGCCGGGGCTTGGCTGTCGTGCTTTTTGACAATCCGGTATTCCCGCTCGCGTGTTTTCAACACGCCGGCGGCAGGATTGAGCTGCGCGTAAATCCCGACCACGTTAGAAACCGCCTCGTCATAGGGATTAAGTTTGTCGCTGACTTCACGGGCAACGCGGATAGTCTGCTGATCACGCGGGGTACAAGGGCCACCCTGTGACAGAATGTAGTTTTCAAAGTCACCCTGATCGGCCGCCGCCCGGACCTTTTCGGCTACATCACCCAACTGGTCAGCAATGCAGAGACTGCGCAGGCGACGGCATTCACGGTACGCGCCTTTGGAGGGCAGGTTATAGAACTGAAATTGCGGAATACGCCATGTAGAGGCCCACGCTGTCACAGCCGCGGCCGCATCTTTTAACGGCATGCCGGTTTCATCATCGGTCAGACCATCCAGCGCGTAACCGTCGATATTCTTAGCAATGTATTTAGCGATATAACCGACTGCGCCACCTTTATTCATATGCCGGCATTCGAAGCGATACTTCTGTGCGCCCCGTTCGTCGCCATCTTCCTGCAAGGCTTTTTTACGCATGATCTCCACCGCTGCCGCCCGGCTAGCCTTATCGGTAAACAGCAACAAATGCCAGTGCGGTGTACCATCATGGTGCGGTTCAACCACCCTGACACCATAAACATTCAGCCCTGCATCCTTAAATGCTGTGCGGATTTTCGCCCAGACCTTCACCAGATAACGCTGGCCATCTTTCGGGGTATAGGCTTCATTGGCCCAGCTACTGTTCAGCACTGCCACCTTGTCTGCCCCCATCTGGCGGGTCGGGTGATATTTTGACGGCGTAGTGATGGTGATAAACATCCCGATATCCCCACGCGCCGAGGCAACCCGTTCAATCCCGGCAATCTGTGCCATCAGTTCCATATGGCGAATTTCCGGGTTAGAAATGCTTTGCATTACCTTCTCAACCAGATCAAAGCGCTCGCCGGTGGCCACATCCTCAATATCCATTGATTCAAGGTACTGCATATTGGCCAGACGCTGAGACTTCACTTCCTGAATAGCCTGACGGCTGGCATACGGGGAACGGTTTTTATTGACTGCCATTGCGGCAATCAGCAACGCTTCCCGCCAGCGGGTACGGTGTGCCTTAAGCCGGCGATACCAGAAATCGTCATTGACCAGACGGGATACCGCTGCAATCACATCGCTCTGTTGCAAGGTACCTTTCAGGTAGCGGCCATAATGCGCCGGTGTGACATGCAGCCCGCGCGACAATTTCGCCAGCTCGCCATAAATCGGAGACAGGTTGCGCATCTGATAGATAGCTTTTTTATCACCGTTCGCCTCAGCAATGCACTGATCACAATACTGCTCAAACAGCGTAAAGAACCCGGCAGCAATTTGGGCTGACAGTTTTTTTAGCGGTTTGTTATGGAGATCAGGCAAGTGATTAAACTGGCTGATATCGGGCAGACAATGAAACTGTCTGCTCTCGGTATAAAGGTGAGCCGTTGTCACTAATGTAGCTGGGGTATCCCGTTCAAAACGACGGGTCACGGCCACAAGGCGCGGCCAGAGTTTTTTATGAAAATCGAAATACAGAAAATCCTGGGCTTTCAGCAGGCCTTGTTCTTTCAGTATCTTTTCATAACGTTTCTGATAGGGATAGCCCCAGCTCTTTATGATCCACAAAACTACGAACATTTAGAGGAGAAAAAAGCATGAACATCTATGAAAAACTGAAGCAGATTATTGAAGTTGAAAGTCTGAATTTTGATATTTATCAGGGTATGAACTGGCTAAAAGTTGAAGGGATTTTACAGTACAGAAAGTGTGAAAAGTACAGTGCGTGGTTAGTTACTGGAAAAATAATTCCTGAAGCTGGTCAGATTTCGCCGGCTATCGCACACAGTGGGCGTATGACAACAACATTGTTGTTTTAAGAGACAAAGATTGGCTAACTATTTATCAAGACTATGTTTTTTGTACAGAGATAGAAATACCTCGTCTAACTGGAGGGCGCAATCATGGCAATTAAAGCGCTTGAAGGTGGACGTTATAAAGTGGATATAAGACCGCAGGGCAGATCGGGAAGACGAGTCCAGCGTATATTTAACAAAAAAGCGGATGCAATTGCATTCGAACGAAACATCTTAGCTAATGCTGATAATCAAGACTGGAAACCAATAGAAAAGGATTACAGAAAATTATCTGAGCTTTTTGATATTTGGTGGAAATATGAGGGGCGTAACTTAACCTGGGGTGTAAAAAGGAGACAGACTGTGATGAGCATGATCAGGGATATGGATGACCCTCCGGTTTACCAGTTAACTTCCCGTTTCCTAAACGAGTATCGTTCCAGAAGATTATATGAAGGCATAAAAGCATCAACAGTCAATAGAGATATGACAATGCTTGGCGGTATTTTTACTACTCTGATTGAGATAAAGGAATATAAAGGAATTCATCCAATCAAGGGTATGAAACCGCTCAAGGAAAAAACGCCAGAGATGTCTTATCTTACTGAATCAGAGATTGCTGCATTATTGAATTCGATTACTGATGATGCCTGGCGTTTAACGATTCTATGTTTGAACACTGGCGCAAGGTGGGGAGAGATTACTAAGTTAAAGGTGGAAAACATGCTGCATAATCGTGTTACATTTACTGAAACAAAAAATGGTAAACACAGAACTCTCCCTATTTCTGATGAAGTAATGGGGGCAGTTAAGACTAAACAGTCAGGTCTCTTATTTGATGTTAATTATCAATCTTACAGAAAGATGCTGAAAGAGATAAAACCAGACCTGCCTGTTGGTCAAGCAGTGCATGTTTTGCGACACACTTTTGCTGCCCATTTTATGATGAATGGAGGAAATATATTAACCTTACAGAAGATAATGGGGCATGCCAGCATTCAGCAAACTATGACCTACGCGCATTTTGCTCCAGATTATCTATTGGATGCTATTAAGTTTAATCCACTAAGGGGATGTATCCACATTCCATCCACATTATCGGGGAAACATGGGCATCAATAGCACCCCGATAGATTCATAAACTATTGAAACATAAGAGCAGCCCTTGTATAAAGGACTGCTTTATCCCCGGCTCAGTCGAGGGTTTTTCATCTCTGGTGAGAAGTCATGAAAAATATTATTCAAAAAATTAACGAACTAAGAACAACATTGCGTCATCATGAGTATTTATACCATGTTATGGATGCACCAGAGATCCCGGATGCGGAATATGATCGCTTAATGCGGGAACTAAAATCACTGGAAGAACAGCACCCGGAACTGATTACTGCGGATTCACCTACCCAGCGGGTCGGAGCAGCGCCATTAACTGCATTTGAGCAGGTGCGTCATGAAATCCCGATGTTATCTCTGGATAATGTTTTTGATCAAGAAAGCTATCTGGCGTTTGATAAACGTGTTCGTGATCGTCTGAAAGACAGTCGTGAACTGGTATTTTGCTGTGAACTCAAACTTGATGGTCTGGCTGTTAGCCTGCTGTATGAAAACGGCGAGTTAGTGCGGGCGGCTACCCGTGGCGATGGTACTACGGGAGAAAATATAACCGCTAATGTTCGTACGATCCGCGCAATTCCACTGCGTTTGAAAGGAGACAATATTCCAGCTCGTATTGAGATCCGGGGTGAAGTCTTTATGAAGCAGGCTGGTTTTGAAAAACTTAACGAAGAAGCCCGTCGGACAGGTAATAAAGTATTTGCCAATCCTCGCAATGCCGCAGCCGGATCGTTGCGCCAACTTGATCCGCGCATTACAGCTAAACGTCCACTGACTTTTTATTGTTATGGTGTTGGCGTTATTGAAGGCGGAGATTCAGAAAACGGGCAGTTGCCAGCAAGCCATTACGGGCGCCTGATGCAATTCAGGCAGTGGGGGCTTCCGGTCAGTGACAAAGTGAAATTATGTCAGGGAACCCAGCAGGTATTGGATTTTTACCGTGAGATAGAGCAACAGCGCCCTGAGCTGGGTTTTGATATTGACGGTGTTGTTATCAAAGTTGACTCCCTTGAACTGCAGGAAGCACTAGGATTCGTAGCCAGAGCACCTCGCTGGGCGACGGCATTCAAGTTTCCGGCACAAGAACAAATAACCATAGTGCGGGATGTTGAATTTCAGGTAGGGCGTACGGGCGCTATTACGCCGGTTGCACGTCTGGAGCCGGTACAGGTTGCAGGTGTCATCGTCAGTAATGCCACTTTGCATAATGCAGATGAAATTGAGCGTCTGGGGTTGCGCATAGGTGATACTGTTGTTATCCGTCGTGCGGGTGACGTTATTCCACAGGTTGTCGGTGTCATTCAGGAAAAAAGACCAACAGAGAGCCAGGAAGTTGTTTTCCCGGAGCATTGCCCTGTTTGTGGCTCTGATATTGAACGTGTTGAAGGAGAAGCGGTAGCACGTTGTACCGGTGGATTATTCTGTGGTGCACAGCGTAAAGAAGCATTAAGGCATTTCGTTTCCCGCCGTGCAATGGATGTGGATGGAATGGGAGAGAAAATTATTGAGCAGCTGGTTGATAAGGAATATGTCAAAACTCCGGCTGATCTTTTCCGTCTTACTGCAGGGAAATTAACGGGTCTTGAGCGTATGGGGCCAAAATCCGCTCAGAACGTGGTGAATGCGCTGGAAAAATCCAAGAAAACAACCTTTGCCCGTTTTATTTATTCACTGGGAATTCGTGAGGTCGGAGAGGCGACGGCTGCTAATTTAGTTGCTCATTTCGGGACACTGGGAAAATTACGTGTAGCAGATACGCAAGCTCTGATTGTTGTTCAGGATGTGGGAGAAGTTGTTGCCAGTCATGTGGTTAATTTCTTTAATGAACCACATAATCAGGCAGTCATTGATGATCTCGTCAATAATATTGGCATCCACTGGGAATCGGCAGAAGTACCACAAGTCGCAGATATTGATAGCCCATTTGCAGGTAAGACTGTGGTGTTGACCGGATCACTAAGTCGTTTATCTCGGGATGAGGCTAAAGACAAATTGGCTGCTTTGGGAGCTAAAGTTACAGTCAGTGTTTCCAAAAAAACCGATCTGGTGATTGCTGGTGAAGCAGCCGGTTCCAAATTAGCGAAAGCCACAGAGTTAGGGATAGCTGTTATTGATGAAGAAGAAATGCTTCGTCTTTTAGGTGAGTAA